ATGACTACCGTAAAATTTACCGCAACCGCTAAAATCTTTGATGGCGTACAAACTATTGAGCAGCAAGTTGAGCGCAAATATACCATCGAGTGGCACAAAGGATATGCCGGCATCCGCAATGAGGATGGCTACTTCGTACAAGACATCTCTTTAAAAGGGATCGAAACGAAAGAAGAACGAATGCAGCACGTTGTCGATACCCTCAAATCTTGGAAATAAACCAACCACGCCGCCCCGGTCTGACAGGGGCTTATAGGAGAAAAAAATGAAATTCTCAATAAACGTAATCAAAACCGAAAAAGTTGAGGTAAAACGTCAATATGAAACAGTTACCCGATTCAACCGGATCAATACCGAAGAAACAAAAGAAGTAGAATTTAAACCCGAACAGAATCTATTAATTGTAAATGGCGAAGAGTTTAAAGTTTGCGAAGTTTTAGCGAAATCAATCAAAATCGGAAACGAAGATATTAAAACTGCCGAACTGATGACTTATAAAGATGGCCAACAATATTTATTCTATTCTTTTGATGTGCCGGCATTTTGGGATAAATTTGATGATTTAAAATGGGGCAAAAAAGTATTTGGCGGGTATGTGAAGAATTAAGCTTTGGAGCTGTCAATGATTGAAAATGCTGAATTAGGCTACACGCCTGCGAACCTGAAGGCATTGCGCCGAAGATATGGGCTGACACAGCAGAATGTTGCCGACATCACAGAATCAACATTAAAAACCGCCCAAAAATGGGAAACAAGCCCAAGCATGAGCAGTTTCGCAAACATGCCTCATACTAAATGGCTGAAATTATTGGAATATTTGAAGAATAAATGAGAAAAAGGCCGCCTGAAATCTCAGACGACCTTTGTTTACTTGAACGTATCAGATAACGCCTTGTGCCGCGCTTTGCAGTCGTTATAGAGATGGACGACCTGCAACGACCACGGCAACACATCCGCGCCTGTTCCACCCTCAAGTTTAGGCAGATTCGGGCATGGCTGCACAAGGTCAGCCGGCGGTTTAATTTCCGTCGGCAACGGCGGCGTTGATGACTGACACGCCGTCAGCATCGACGCACACATTGCGATAAACGACACGCTCAATAAGCTTCGGAACTTGCACATAACGCACCCTTTCTTTCTCTTCACGCACGGCCTTGCCGGTTTGATACACGGCAGACGATTCGCGGTCTTGCTTAGCCTTCTCAATCGCGGCATCTTTCAGACTGCCTGAAATTTCGGCCGCCATCGAATCCCGACCGCGACGGTATTGGGCAACATGGTCATATTGCCATGCGAAAACAATCGAAACACAGACAACCAAGGCCAACACAAACCGCCAGTTTTTCAACAATACGGCAATCATACAGCCTCCTCTTTACCAAGCTTGGCACGCTCAATTTCGCGCATTTGCTGATAATTCTTAAGCTCTCGGTCAGCGTGTTCAAAGCCCTTCAAATCCGCTTGCTCACTCGCTTGCTTGAGCTTGGCTTCCCAATCCTTGATTCGTGCATCACAAAATTCGATAGGAGTCATGGCATCACCTTATTAGACACGCAAGCCATCAATTCGCACAGTCTTACCTTTTACACGCGTGAGCGTGAAAACTTGGTTTCGCATTGGAGCATTTCGGCGGAAACCGAGATGAATCCACGCGCCATCACCACGCTCAGGGTACTCCAAGATCAGCTGGTCAAACTTAATTTTTCCTTCATCGCGCATCTTGAGAATCAACTTCCCGAATGCCAAAGAAGTCAACCCGACCGCATCGCAGTCAGCAGCCAACCCGAAACGATGAGCGGATGTAGGCACACCACCCACCAACTTATTAACGCGCTCATTTCTGAAACAAGAAGTCACAATAATTGCGCGGCCAACGTATTCGCGAACCTTTTCCAACTGCTCTGCCGTGTATTTGATATTCTCAAGCTCAGCTTCAGATGGAGTGTTATCGATACCCGCACGGCGAGCCATTTCGCTCCGTGTCAGTTCCTTCAAGCTAAAATTTTGCGTAATTTGCATTTTTCAATTCTCCAAGAATAAAGGCCGTCTGAAACTCAGACGGCCTTCTTCTTTTAAATAATTAATCTTTATCGACGAATTTCTCCGCCTTGCTTTTAAGCCACTTTTTCATTAACCCAGGAGCAAGACTCTCGACTGTATCCATAGCATGACCAGTCAATATACCGACAAACGCGCCCGCAATCGCACATGTCCACACCTGATCCAACATCAGGAAACGCTCTGCCACGGCAGCGGCGGCAACGGCAGAAACCAAAGCCTCAAAGAGACCCGAAACTACCGCGTCATGGTCTTTCATACTAGACCACACGCTCCCTACAACACCGCCGGCAATGGCAAAAAGATAACCTGTTTGAAAAAAATCATGCATCATTCCCCCTTTTGTTTCGGCCTGATTTTACCTTCCCAAAACAACAATTTAAGCGAGTTATTCCCCGCAAGAAGACATAACATCGCCAAAACTGGCGGAATGACCATGCCCGTATGCGCAGGAGGGTACGCCCCCCAAAAGGCATTTGCAGTCAAAAACCAAATCAAGGCGGCAACTAACAAAACATAACCCGACAAGACGTTACCCCGGAATGTTTGCCAATACATCGCCACCAACTGCAAAATACCAACACCGCCGAAAACAGACACCAATGTTACTTCGGAGATGTCCTTGAATTTATAATAAATCGGCCAATTATAGATTTCATCCGGCGAGAAAATGAAAACTAAGGCATAACCAATCAGCGAAACACCGCTGGCAAATTCCACCGCCCGGGTGCCGGTACTAAATAACCAATTTTGGAATTTAACCGGCAAAAATCTCCAGTCCAAAACATACTTCAGCCATCGAATAACCGTACTCATTTTTTACTCTCCAAATAAAAAGGCCGTCTGAATATTCAGACGGCCAGTTAGTTTAAACAGCAGCCACTGAGTAAGCTGTCATCAAAGCCGCTGCTTTTTCTGCCGCCTTGCTGACATCGCCTTGCAAGATTTCAAATCCCGCGCCGATGGTTATTGAGCGGCCGGTATTTGCCACATGGCTTGTACCGAAGCGGATCTTGTCAAACGCAGCGGAAATTTGAATTTTCGCAACATGCCATTTGTTGTAGGCAAAAACGTCGGTTGCACGAACGACCTTACCATCAACAGTAGAATCGTCAGGAACACGAAGCGTGAAACCTTCCGCGCCATGAGTAGCAACCATGCTGCCAACAGCAGGACTTCCGCCTATCATCGGCAGAACGATAAACGCGCCGCCATCGCTACCGCCACGGATAACTTTAAACGGCATAACAAGAGCAGTTTGCGTGTTAGATGTTGCGCTCACGCCACTTGTCTCCAAGTAACGATGACCCTTGCCATTCTCGCCTGCAACAGCCTTGATGACTTTCTTGCCATCTTCCTCAGCAACCGCACCAGTCCACCCATCAGGGTCTCCTGCTTTAACCGAGGTGACAACCGAAATCAGCTTGGCAGTACCGGCATCAGCAGAGGCTTCGAGCGCGTTAATTTCTGCGTTCGCCAAGCTGAATTTAATATTGCTAGGAGCAGCAGGCGTTTCAACAGCCGGACTAGGAGATGCCGGCTGACCTGTCGCACCACCACCGCCACCGGAAGGAGCGGCTTCAAGCTTAGCCTTAATCGGAGCAATAGCCGCCTCAACCGCCCTCTGAATCAAGACATCAACATCGGAACGGCTAACGCTCGAAGACCCAGCAGACGTTCCGCTCTGAGTCTCCGTATTCCGGAAGACGTGATCGGCATAAACGCCGGTAAGCTGATTCCACGTCTTGTTGTTATCATGACGGCAGTCAGTATGCGTGCCAGTCTGATAAAAACCCTGACTGGCAACGCCGGAGCGGTGAACATAATCACGATCAGACACATACGGCAACGCAGGATTGGCTCCCTTTGTATATGGCGTAATGTCCAACCGGTTGTCGCGCACCGTACAGCCGGTCAAGTTTGCGCTCAGGAACTGCCTGTCGTAGTTACCATGAGGCGAATTGCGGGCGGTATTGTTTGCAATATAACTGGCATCGATTGTGCCGTATCGAGCTTCCGCGCCAATCATATAGGCATACGATGCCGCATTGCAGAATGCTTCAAATTCTGCACCGCTACCCTGCCCAGTCGGGTCAACCGCCTGCACAGAAATAGATTTCGCATCACTATACTTTGTACCCGTGGCCGTAATCCGAATTGCAGTAATCACGCCATTTGTAACCGTACACGTTGCCGCACCGCCACGCGCCCCATCACCACCGCCGGTAATAACAATTTTCGTATCAGGGCTATAATTTTGGCCGCCTTTTTTAATATTGATTGCGCTCAAATAACGCAAACCGAACGGCTCGCCGAACGGCAGGGCAAAAGTACAGCTATTGTCCGAAATCGTAAATCGGTTATGGCCGAAGTTACACGGAATACCGCGCGGCGCGTAGATACGGTTATTTTGAACCGTAATATTCGCGCGAAGCCACCACAGATTTTTATCTTTTCGTGCTTTCACGCCGGTTGCACCATTAATCAAGAAAATGCCGTTTAAGCCACAAATGAATTCATTTTCTTTAATAACGATATTCGACTCTTGATACTCGAAGCTGGTAGATTCAGAACGGCCGCCCTTGGTTGAATCCATGGCAAACGTTTCCTCAATCACAACACCGGTGCCGTAGTACAAGCATTTACCAGAGTTACCAATAATCTGAATATTGTTGCCGGTATGAGCATCACAGACTTTACGCGCCGCAAATCCAAAATGGTTATTCAAGAACCGAATACCGATTTGAGGCAGGTATCGGCTAGTCCACAACCAATAGCCAGGGTCAACTGTCACTTGACTGTTGTCACGAGAATGACCCAACGAAGCATCAGGATGGCCAACCTTGCCTTCAATACAATTCATCCCCTCAATTGTAATGCCTACACCACGAACAACACCAATACCGCCGATGTAGTTCGCATCCATGAAGCCGCCGTACACCTTGCAATCGTAGCAAACCATGCGCTCACGGATGGCAGTATCAATATCGCCGCCATCTACGGCGCGGCAATCACGGGTAGAATACAAACCGAACTGTAAAGCACTACCAGTCATACCACGGATATCGAAATCCCAAACCGTCATATGATGGACATCATAGAAAACCCAGCCATTTGCAGACGAGCCACGCTGACCGCCTGCCCACATACCCCACTCTTCAGAAACAGTGCCGTCTTCTTGCGGAAATTGGTTCTTCGTACCGTCAGCGTTCCAATAGCCGCCGACACTCAAATATTTCCGCACGCTCTGATTACGCTCATGTTCCTTAACTTGCGCCCACGTCAGATCAGCCGGTTTCTTGACATTTTGAACCTGAGCCGCGTTGTTGCGATAACGCGCCAAATCGTGCATCAAGGTTGTCGTATTAAATCCCAAGTCGTACAGACCTTTGTCTGCGTAACCATAGCCAACATCAGGATTCTCCGGAGTCCAACCATCAATCGGAGCGAACAAGCCCTGACGACCGCCCACATAACCTTTTTCAAGGTAACGGCGTGAACGGACAATACCGCCGTGAATAATCACACTGCCAGTACCGCCATCCATCTCAAATACGTTCACACCGAACGATTCAACAACAAATGTAACACCACGGAAATCAACAAACAGGAAATTCTTCCCCTTGATGTAAATACAAGGTTGCGCACCATCAATGGTCAATTTCATGCCACCAACAGTCACTTCACGGCCGTCTGCACCGAAAACATCAGGCATGTAGCCGATGTTTTTATCCACAGCAAACGCAGAACCATTACGCGCTGTCAGGTATGACCCATCAGGAATCTTGGCAATAAATTCAGTCAATTTTCGGGATACAGCCGCCGCTTCATCTCGAGACAGTTTGTTTTCTTTTTTGGCAAACATACCGCTCAGGACTTTAGTTCGCATATCATCATCGAGCGCATCTTCAAGGTAATAAACGCCGCGTTCAATGGCGATTTTCATATTCGCCTCTTGCTGCTGAGCCTCAAATCGCGCCTGCTCTTTGGCGATATTATTGGCCACATCCGCGCCGCCCAACGCATTCGACACTGCTTTACTGACATTACTTGGAGTAATAAGCTTCAAGCCAGTGTCTTGCTCATTAATTTTCAGATTACCTTCTTCGCCAACAGCCGCAGTGACTGGCTGACTAGCCAACTCTTTTGCCTCTTTTGAAGCCTTCTTTGCATCCGCAACTGCGCCCGCAATTTTCAGGATTGCCTTATCCAAATTTGATGACATGTTTTCACCCTTTATAAAATTTCGTCAAGTTTTGCCAAAGTTTCATCCGACACATCACCCGCACCTGAATCATTCCCACTAGGCTGAGGAGCAGGCTGCACTGGAGCTGGCTGCGCCGGTGATGGTTGCACTGGAGCCGGAGATGGAGATGGTTGAGGCTGCGCATTATTTGACGGAGCAGGCTGAGCATTGCCGTTTTGATTAACAGGTTGCCCATTTTGATTGAGCAAACCCAGCTTAATCAGATGCGCCGATACCGCCGCCTCGACCTTCTTGTCAACATCGCCGTCAGTCACGCCGACAGACAGCATGTCAAGGAACTGCTGAAAGGTCATTTCCGGAGGCAGCGTTCCATTTTTAATACCCTCCTCATAAACACTCGTCCGACCGTCAATAACGACCGGCAGGTTTTGCACAACTGCACCAACGATGGTGCCGCCAGTTTGCTTAATAGTCATATTCACACCCCTAAATCAGCCGACAATTTCAGACGGCCCTCAAAAATCACTTTCACAATCCCTCGGACGCTGACCTTTACCTCATAATCTGCCGCCGTCCATTCCAAATGCTTCGTATCGGACGGCTGCAAGTTAATAGCCAACCCGTCATCCGTTACCGTCAAATCAAACTTCAACGGCAGGCCGTACATCGGGCGGATATTCAAAACTGCCCACTCAACGGCAGACAGCTTCAAAAGATTGCCCGATGCATCAACAGGGCGAAATAAAAGCGGCTCCGAAGTGCCGCGTTTCAATTCAAAATCAACTTTGCTCATAGCCTACTTTCAAAATCCATCCCAACCTTCGTTACACATCCCAACCCTCGCTACACATCATGACTATTAAAACCTTCTCGTATCAGATTCAATACTCATCTTAACACCTAAAAAATGACCTGCCGCGACCGTACCACCTAAAGTGTACATAGCGACAGGCGTGACCAATGGTTCGGACATTTTCCTTTTCCTTTTTTAAGTAATTTCCAACAACACCAAAACAAAAAGGTCGTCTGAAATTCAGACGACCTAAATTCTCGGTTTATCAATGACAATAATTGGATTTCCAGTCGGATATCCCCCAGTTGCCGAAACCTGCTTCGCATAATGCGGAGGAGTGAAACCACAGGACGCGAATGCCACGGCATAACCCAAAAGACCATCCTTTAAATAAGGCGCGAATCTGACAAATTCTCTTTGATATTTATCCCAATAGTTCGTCCCATGAAATACATGCCCTATACTGACCAACTTCCCCTCGCCGACATTCAAACTGCGCCCAGCAGCCTGCATATCCTCGATTTTCACCATAGAAGGAGAAGAGGTCATTGACTGCCGCCACATAGCAACGCCGTTATATTTCAACCCTTGCGCCGATACTCTATGGATATTATGGTAAACATGTCGGGCGCGAACAAGATTCCATCCGCTATGATAAGCGAGCGAGCCATCCGAACGATAAACATTCAGACCATACTTATCTGTCGCAGCCGAAGTATCGACAGTACGGTAAACATAAAAATCAGTATCCAATACTTCCGGATGTTGCGCCGCGCCCTCAGGGCTAAATGCCAATAAATACCAATGACCATTTTCCAACAGCAGGGAGTTATCCGTCTTCCCCGCCATAAATATACTGTCCGAAATATTCGGCAAACCAGCACCCGGAAGATTAAAACCGCCGCCATCCCATACCGAGAAAAAATCAAAGTTTGATTTATAATCGGCGAATACCATATAAGTATTACTGCTCGGCCCAAGCAAAATCCTCTTATAGTTCTTCACAGCTCCTTTATTATTATTCCACCATTCCTCATTTATTTCCCTTAATGCGATTCTCCGCTCGAAAATCATGAGCTTTTCCTGCCCTAAAAACAAGGGCAACTCATCCGAGAATACACCATAATCAGCCATTACTTCACACCTCTCCAAACCATAACAGCCTGACATGACCCATTGGCGTCGAAATAATCAATCTGTATCGTCTTCCAAGTAAAGCCAAGCATCTTGCCCTGCCTAATCAACTCATCCTGACGGCTCATCAGGGTTTGACGGTCTTCTTGAGACACATCCTGAGAAAAAATAGGACGCACCACGACAACTGTAACCTTTCCCGCGCCGCCAGTCTGCAAAGCGGTTTTTCCGTACATCACTGCGCTGTCAACAACGGAGAAATAATGGAAAAACCGTTCTCTCTGCTTATCAGTCAGCGTAGGGAATAAATAACGACCCTCCGGAGCAGCAAAGTCGGTCGGCGTTTGAACAACGTCAACCAACATTGCCATCCCGTCGGTCGGCGGTGCACCGTTCACTCGCAAGCCATATTCAGCCATAAATCAATCTCTATTCAGTTTCCCCAAACGAACGCGAAGCACACCCTGTTCATCGTACACATCAATCCGATCATTCGAGATTTTCATGCCGACATTTGCCCTACTTGACGCGATTTGCACTTCTCCGTCTTTATTGACCGTGAACCGACCATTACCAATAGACAACGAACCGCCATCAATTTCAGGCGAAACGATTTTCGCACCGGCAACAATATGTCGCCCATGAATCGTGCCGTCTGAAATCAAATCACCATTCAGCCCCATCACAGCCCGACCGTCTTTGACTTCGACAAGCAAAGCAGGGACAATCTGATTACTGTTCGGGTCAACAAACATGACCTTATCAGCCATCATCAAGATATGCCCTTCGGCTGTCTTGCTGTCCGCGCCGACAGCAATGCCCGAAATCGCGCGGCGGTTATTCCCAAAAGCTTGCGTTTTGAGCGTATAAAGGCTTTTCACATTACCCTCGAAATCACGAGCAATTTTCTTAACTTCTTGGACAGTCGAATCATTCAAATCAAGCGACTGCACCTCTTTTTTGATTTGAGCAGTAATATTTTTCTTGTCTTCTTCGCTAAATTCCTTAGACTCACTGACCAACTCAAACAATTCTTTGGTCAGCTCAGACTTTGAAATTTTGCCGTTCAATTGCGCCAAAATAGGAGCAGGGTCAGGGTCAGCGCGCCCGATGGCAACATCAGAAAACTCGCCCGTATTACCCGAACTGTCAATAATACGCACCCAAAAATAAAGCGTTTCCGTCAAGGAAACGCCCAGCAGCGTATAAGTTGTCTGCGGATACGCTATTGTCGCCAGCTTAGATGCCGCCGCCCGGTTATTTTCCCGAGCAAGCCAAATTTCAGACGACACATTCTTCATGACCGTATCGGGCAGATACCAGTCAAGCTGTACCGCGTTCATCTTCGCCGTTGTCCGAACGCCGCTTATCGTGTAATCGACGCTCCACCCCTTCTCAATCGGCGCAGACAACACGCCGCGCGCATTGCGCCCGCGAATTTCCGCGCGATACTGACCGTTTGGCAGGTTTTCAAGCGAAATTTCAGCCGTCTGAGAATCCGGAACGTGACGATACAGCTTATTGTCCCGATAAATTTTTATATCGTAAGTCAACACACTGCCATCGGCAGTCAGGTTTTCCCACGAAATAACCAACTTATCGCCATCAGATCGCAATTCAGGCAGCGTCAATTTCGGCGCGATACCGTGAAGCGTCGTAATTTCCGAATCAAAACGGGCGCGGTTATCGACCGACGTGTATTTTTTCGGGTCGTGCAAAATCCCCGAAACCTCGAAAGTCCCGTCGTCGGCGTTTTCTTTCGTCCCGATAACCCGATACAGACGCGGCTTGACGCGTCCCATCAATATCCAAACACCGCCTGCCGCTGCCTCGACAACCTCGGCAAGCTCCAAGCGGTTTTTAGCAGGCTGCGCCATCACTTTTAGCGACTTGATACCCGCCGCCGTCTCGACAAACAACTGCTTACCGACCGCATCATTGACATCGCGGTCAAGCGTGACAGAAAGCCCCGAAACAGCAACCAAACGGCCCGACACTTCCGCGCCTGCATAATCGTTGTCCATAATTTGAACAACGTCATACGGTAAATGGCGCAAACCCTCACGACCGACGGTAAACTTGATTGCTGACTGCTGACGCAACTCCGTTTCCAGCATCCACGCGCCGTATCGCGACGCCTGACCGCGAGAATCGCAGCCAAACGCCGTGATTTGCTTGATGTTCAGCCCGTAACGTTTGACCGCCTGCTGGTCTTCGACGTATTCCGTTTTAGTGCGGAATCCGTCGTATTTATCCACATACTGCACGATGACCGCCGTCGTAATCGACTTGTACGGCACTCCCGAATACGCAAACAGACCATCTTTAACATTACTGTTGTTGTACATGGCAACCGGGTCAGAATCCGCATCCATCACCAACGAAAAGCGGTTACCATCCCATACCGGCAGCCCGCGGAACACGCTCGCCAAATCCAGCAAAAACTCGCCCGCCTGCCGACGATTGGTAATGTAGGCATTACAAACAAAACGCGGCTCATTGCCACCGAAGCCGTCATCAACCAACTCATCGCAGTATTTGCCGACTTGGTATAGCGTCCATTTATCAATGTCAGTCGATTTCAGACGGCGCGCCAAAGTCGAGTATCGCGGCTGCGTCAACACATCATAAAAAACCCAAGCCGGATTATTTGTCCAAGCCTTTTTAAACGACCCGTCCCAAACCGAACCGGTATAAGTCCGTTTATCAGGGTCATAGTTAGACGGCACATTGACCAACATCCCGTCAATCAAATAATTTCGGCGAGGGTTATTGCTGCCGAACTGATCCGAATCCATCGCCAACGCCGCCAACGCCGTATGCGGATAGCTCAATTTCGCATCGATAATCTCGACATAGCTGGAGAAATACGTTTTATTGACTACCTTGTCCGTCGTACTGTCGGGAGTAGGACGCGAAACGCGAATATTAAACGGCACAGGCGGCAGGCTATCAAAAACGACATCCTGATAATAAACCCCGCTCGATTTTTCGGTAAACGAAACAGGCTTCGACGCAACCATTCCATCCTTACCGAGAAGCTCGACCAGCAACGTCGTTTGCGCCGGATTCGTATCGCCGTTGTCCTCGACGCGGTAATTTCGCTCGACGCCGACCGTTACCCGCAGGCGGCTTACCAACTCATCAGACACCGCCCGCACCACCTGCGCGCGGTTTTTGACCTCGACCGACACAGGCACGGCACGCTCCGAAGCATCAAAGCCAGGAATATAAGTTTGGTCGGGCGTACCGCGCTGGAAGAAGCCGACCACGCCCTTAAAATTAAAAGACCCGTCAGGATTCTGAACGGGCGTATCATCAAAATAGACAGACTTCCACGGCTTATCGTTGCCATTGGCGAAACCCCTGATTTCGCCTTCACAAATCGCATCAATAATCCGCAAAGACTGCGCCGAATTCAACGTATTCGGAGCTTCATACGGCGTTGACGCGCCGCCACCTGATTTACCGCCCATTTCAAAATCCTCAATCTACCGTATAAACCGCCTCGTAATTCATCGCGCGGACGGAGTCATTTTCAAAATCCGTATTGTATTTCTGACCGTTCGGCGCAGTTGCCGCAACGCCAGTCACAAAAGTTTTCTTCATGCCCAAAGTCAAATCCACCGCCATCGGGTCGGAATTGCCATTAGGATTTTTAATTTTCGCCGCATCAAAAACCATACGGACGACACTATTACCGTTTGCAGCCGTACCGTTACCCTCAAGACGTCGAGATTCTATTCCCTGCGATACCACACGGCTTCCGCAATAAATACGACCATAGGCAAGCGGCATCGACTGCCCCTGCGCCGCCGTATTGCTCAGATTCGAGAACGAACTGTTTCGGCTACTTTCAACGCCTTTTCCCTGTTCAAATTTCGGCGGTTTCGTCAGCATTTGCGCCACTCCGCCGGCAACCATACCGACACCCGCAACAACAAGGCTCGCACCGCCCGACCAACTCGTCAACGCACCAACAACAATCAGCACCACGCCTAAAACCGTCTGAATGATTCCGCCGTTTTTGCCCGCACCCTGAACGCGCGGCACAATATGCAGTACCCCCTCGGCAGGCTGACCGAAGCCGCTTTTCAATTCGCCCTCAGACCAATCGCGCCGCCCGAAACGCACCTGATAAAAACCCTGCCGCAGCTTTTGCCGCAAAGCAGGAATCTGCACCGTCAGCGCATGAACCGCCTCGGCAGGGCTGACAACCTGCAAATCAAAACGGCGGCCGCATTCGCGCAAACCGCCGTACAAACACACCGTAATCATAAATCCACCGAATGCAGCAAATCATTTTCAACCGCCTGCAACATCTCAGGCTCAAAGAGCGGATACCGCCAAACGCTATCCATACGCTCAGACCACCACTGATTAAAAGGCTCACGCCGACTCAACTGGTTATAAGCATGATGGAGGATTTGCCCATCGCCCAAATATAAAGCCGCATGGTTCGCGTGACCGCCATAACTGGTCAAAATCACATCCCCACCGCGTAGGCCGTCTGAAACACGGACAAACCCGACACGCTCGAAATGCTTACGCAAATACTCATGCTCAGCATCATCATCAATATCGCCGCGCTTGTGATCGGGCAAATCAATCCCCATCAACATAAACGCATCACGAATCAATGCCCCGCAATCAGCCTTCCCGTACTCAAACACACGACCGCGTAAATGCGGGCAACAGCGAAACTGTTTCAGACGGCCTCCAACCGCCAAAATCCACGGCAAGCCCGTCTGAATCTGCATTTGACGGTCAGCACCCGACAAGAACGGTTCACCGTTTGGATGGGAATGGACAACCGCGACGATTTCGCCGTCTTCCGCCAACGCCTGCCAACCTTTCGGATTCATCTCAAAAGTTTCTTCTGGGTTTTCGGCAATATTGTCTATGGCAAAAAAACGCCGACCCTTATCATGAATATCCGCAATCGCACCACACATTTCCTGCGGCGCGTACCCGTCAGCAAGCCAAAAAATCAAATCTTGTATTTTGTCTGAAATCTCAATCATGACCCACCCACCTTATCCGCACTCGGAAACCCGCCAAAAGGCAACACAGCCGTCGCGCCAAACCGCGCCCGACAGCCCGTCAATGTCCCGCTGCAAGCATCCTTTTTAATATCATCCGTCGGCATATCCAAACGGTCGGCAACCGCCCGACCCGCATATCCGCAGCCCTCGCCGCGATACTGCCAAATACAGGTATTTGCCATCATAATCCGCGACGGGATGACCGAGCCGTCAGATTCAGACGGCGCAGCAAGCTCAAAGACCGCCCGTTCAGCCGTCAGGCTCGTCATCTGCTCGATGACGTACTTCCCGATAATTTCCTGATTCGGGTCGGCGGTCGGATTGCCGTCTTTAAAGTTTGTCGCATCCAAAAACTTCGCATACGTCAAACGGCGCACAACGCCAACACCTACAAGCTGGTTATACTGGTCAGCCGCGCCAGTCACAAACCCAAGCAGGTTTGAAACCGTCAACGTTGGACGGTTGCCAGCACCCTGCGAAGTCGTTTCAAAGCCTTCGGCAGAAATAGGGCATGGCGTATATTCCTGCCCCTTCCAAACGACAGCCTGATTCAGTTCGTTGACCTGATTGCAGAAACGGAAAACTTCCCCGCCCAAAGCGCGGAAATCCACTTCCCACATCTCAACCAACACATCCTGCTGCGCAGCCGACAACGCCTTGAGCATCGTTCCCGACAACGCCTTCATCCGCGCATTCATGCCATCACCTCTTCAAATTCCGCAGATAGCTCATACACCTTGCCGCCTTTTGGCGTTTCCGTGTACTCGACAACTTTTACCAACAACCGCTCACGGCCCGGCGGAGTCCAGTAAAACGGCTCAACACCGCCGCAGGAATCAAAAAAGCCCTTGATTTCCTCAATCAAAGGCTTCTTACCAGCAAGACGGATTTGCCAAGTCTGCATTTTAGGTTTCAGCGTCAATTTCTGACGCTGCTCATACCCATTGCCAAACTTGACAGTCCGCACATTAAACGAATGTTTCGCCGTACTTTCCGACGTGACCTGCCACTTAAAAAACTTAGCCATAAAACCTCTTAGACCGAATCAACGGCCGCCGTGATAACGACCGCCAACCCGTGCCACATTATTGACATACCAATTTTCAATCATCGCAGGCAGAGCCGCGCCCAATTGCTTGGCCATCTCAACATCGCCGTCAACCGACGAATCAGACGACCCGTCGCGGTTAATCGTAATATTGACCGTCATGCCGCCAGTACCGCCGCCCAAAGCAGCGACCTGCGGCGCAACGCCGACCACTCCGCCCGAAGCGTAGCGGTTTTTATTGATAGCCTCCAACAAAGCACGATGCCGGCGCGTTGACGCCGCATTGATGACAAACTCGCCATTAGACAACATAGCAGGGATACTGTCGCTCGTAGCCGTACCCGCGCCCCACACCGCGCCGCCGTTTGAAAACTGCTGCACCATGCCGCCATCTTTGAAGCCGCCGCCACCCCAAGCACTCATCGCCGCCTTCATCGCGTTAAACAACGCCATCTTAATCAGCATTTTCGACAAGTCTTGCAGGATAGACACAGCCAGCCCGCGAAAATCAGCCTTACCCGTTGCCACAAAATCCGCCAACGAATCAGACATCTTACCGAGCGACCCCGACACGACATCCGCCATGCCCTCACGCATCGACTGGAAGGAATCGGCATAATTCCTCATGCCGTCTGAAATACCGGACAACCAATCGTTGCCGAACGCATCCTTGGTTTCTTTTACCAAGCGCAACTGCTCTTGCAGACGGCCATCATTGTCAAGCTTGGCAGTCTGCAAGCTTTTAATGACATCAGCACTGGCACCCGAAGCACTAGCCTCAGCAATCAGCTTGTCGTACTTCCGCGCAGCAGTCAGTCGTTCGACTTCCTCGCGCGTTTTGCCAAGCAACGACAGCTCAAACAACTGATCGTCAAAATCACGTTGCCCTGCCGACTCAAGCTCACGAAGCGCATCAGCGTATTTCTTCGCCTCTTTCGTCAAATCTGCCTGATTGTCGGCCTTAATCGCCAAATCCATAGCAGATTTACGCTCAGCCGCCGACCATTTTTCAAAAGTCGGATCAGACAACAGCCGCAACTGTTCCGCGTAGGTTTTATTCAGATTCGCAGCAGACAACGACAGCTCAGCACTAGCAGCGAGCTGTCGTTTGCCGAACTCCTGCTCCCATTTCTGATAGCCGGTCAGCTCAGGCTTACGCTCACGCGCCTCAGCAAACAATCCTGAACGCGCCATCGCCTTAGCTTGGCCGCCAACACCGCCGGCAAAACGTGCCGCCGCCTCTTGAGACCGCCAATTAAAATGCCAATGGTCAGCCGTCGATTTCGTACCATTCTTGTTGACCTGACCGCCGACTTCAAATTTAACATTAAAGTCTTTTCCGTCTTCAAATCCCAAAGACTCGAAGTATTGTTTAATCTGCCGCGCAACCTTCGCCTTGTCTTCGCTCTTCAAAGACAGATTAGGCGTCATATCAAACGCCAAACCCTTATTGTGAAAGCTGTTCTTCCCAATATGGTATTTGTCGTTTACCGCACCAAATCGAACCAGCTTGTCGCCTAAAAACTGCTGCATTGCGTGCATCGCAGCATAAGTACCGCCAAACGCACGGCCACCTGCCTCAGCACCGGGCTTTAAACGCAGACCGGCAGAAGTAGTCGGAAATAAATTTTTATTCCCGGACGACCTCGATGATTTCTTAGCCTCACGCGCCTTTTCAGCCGCCAATTCTTCCTTATGCTGTTGTCGCAAGCGAGCCAGAGCCTGCTCAGCAGCAGAAATTTGAGTTTGATTGCCGTGTTTTTTAAGCGCATTCAGCTTTTCTTGCCACTGTCGCTCTTCACGGGCGAATTTCTCCGCCTTGCTTTGAGTCTGGTCTCTCAGACGGTCGAAATCAGCCGCAAACCGAACCGAATCAGCCTGCTCTTTCCGAATATTGGCCGCCTGCTTCTGAGCCTCATCGCGCATCTTGATTTGCTTCTCCAGCAAATCAACAACGCGCTGCTGCTGATCAACCATTCGCTGACCATCGGGATTGTTTTTTGCAAGTGCTTTTGCACGATCCAAACCCTCTTGCTCAACAAATAATCGTCTTTCAAGCGTGGCATCACGGCCAATCTCTTTCAGCCCCTCCCACGCTTCAGCAGCAGTATCCTTTATTGCCTTCCAGCCGCGCTCAATCGCCCCCAAATTCTCAAGCACACGCTCGGCCATTTGTTGCGATTCGTCAGAGTATTTCCCTTGAACAAGCGCAACAGCCTCCTGCTGTCTGCCCTGCTCAATCAAAGCACGCGCCTGCTCATAGACATCTGCATTCAGCGTTTGGTAAACACGCGAAAACTTGACGACTGCCTTCAACGGATCGTCTGCGATTTCCTCATAAACACGCGCCAAATCCTCCACGCTCTTGCCAGTCGCCTTTGACTGCAAGACCACGGATTCCGCGAAACGGCCATAATTCTCAGAGGCTACCTCGCCCGACTGCACAAACAGCAAAATCGCCTCACGCGCATCAGACCAGCTACCCGTTGTCCGCCCGACAGAATCAGCAACCGACAACAGCTTACCGGCCGATGCGCCTGCGCTACCACCGGCAAGAATCACAGCCGCAGAAAACCGTTGCGATTCCTCCGAACCGTCGTAATACGCCTTACCGACAGCCCCTAATCCGGCAACCAAGCCGGCAATAGCCACCGTCGCCGGATTGATACTCGCCGCCAATCCCTTGAACATATTACCGAAGCCGCCGAACGAATCACGGAGCTGACCGCCTTGTTGCAAGGCAACCATAAACGGATTCTGACCGCCGGCCAACTGCGTAACAATATCCGTGAACTGCGCCGGAACCATCCGCATTGCGCTGTTGTATTGCCCAACAGTAATGTTGTTCAGCTTAAGCTGATTCTCCTGCTGCTTCAGAGATTTCGTCACCTCACGGATTTTGGCCACATCCGCGCCGCGTTGCCGCGCCAAAGTCTCATAATAAGCAGCCGTACCACGCCCGCCAGCTTCTCGCACCGCGATTTCGCGCTGCACAGAATTAATAATCGACTGAGTCGCACGCTCCTGCTTCTTGGTCAGCCGTTCGGCCTCTTTTCCAGCCTTATCATACCCGGCCGCTACCGCCGCCGCGCCTGCCGCCGATTCCTTACCGGCTTCCTTCGCCGCCTTGCCGATATTGCGCAGCGCGACTCCTGCCTTCTTCGCACCATACTCAATTTCGGTGACATCCAACCCGGCCTTAATCGTATTTTCAGCCATCCTTCTTTTCACCCATTATCGACAAAGCCTCGCGTTCCATCACGCGCAGAAAACCAAACAACTTTTTGCGGCGGCGTTTTTTGACACCCATCATATCCATAGCAACATCAACGGCGTTGTAATCCAACGCGTAGGCACCCGCCATGCTGACTCGCCACTGACCCGACACCGCCAAAAACAACTGCACCGCCTCCCAATTGTTCGGCCACACCTCCACCTCATCAGACAAGACGTCGGAATCGTCAAACCCGAAAAGGCTCAACGCAGATACCGTCTTCTCATCGTCAGAAAACATCGCACGAACGGCGGCAATTAGTTTTTTTCGCGTGCGCCGTCATAAGACAAATAATAGGCATCGATAATCGCACCACCCGAGCGAGGATATTCATCCAAGAGGTAGGCAACATTCTCAGCATTCAGCTCATCATCGAAGCCCCAAGACTTGACGATGTCCAAAACAATTTCAGAATCGCTGACAGAACCGTCATTGAGTTTGTCGCCCAATTCCGCCAACGCAGGGCGGTTTTTCCACACAAACTCAAATTCGACAGCCAAAGGCTCGCCGGCAGGAACAGGGATTTTTACTTCCGTTTTAAACGTAGCGGCATGAGCCAATTTCAATTTAGACATTTTCTTTTTCCTTAAAAAAGGTGCCGTCCGAAACCGGACGGCAAAACACAAACCCAAAGAGCAAAAATTAGAGGAAACCTAATCTTAAGAATAGCGGTTAAACAAACCTGCCAGCGAATACGTCATATTCACTGTCATGATTTCGTTACGCACCACGTTCGGCATCGCATTTACGCTCATGTACCCGTTATAAACGACCACGGATTTATTCTTCAGTACAATACGCATCGGAGTCAGCTTGCCGCTGTCGCTCGCCGCTTTCGCAGCCTTATAGCCGGGCAAGTTTGGGTCGTCTGCAACTTTGAAAGTCATCGAACTCGCCGTCTGCGACGTAGGAATCTTACGTTCAAAGTCGTCCTCCAAGAAGCCGTACTCGTAGAATTGCTGCTCACCGCCCTCAGACGACAGCTCTATAATCTGATTGATCGGTTGCCAAGAGATAACCTTTTGGCAAGAGCCTGCGCCCGAGCCGGCAGGATATTTATTCAAATCACGCGTATCAACGCCATCGAGCTTGAAGCTGTTTGCATCAACGCTTGTCACACGGAACACGCGCTCATTCAAACCGCCCCAACCCGAAACGATGGCGACATAGTCGCCATTCACCAAACCATGCGCAGAACAAGTCGCCACAGCCTCTTCCGCATTGGAAATTGCCGTGATTTTCTTCTCTGCTGCCAGCCCGGTTGCAATCTGCACAATCGAGCCATTCGCCAAAGTAACAGCCATAATAAAACCTCAAAAAATACCAAATAAAAAAGGCCGTCTGAAAAGACAAGCCACCACTTAACTGCAACTCGGCAGTTATCACAAAAACTAGGCAGTTATCACAAAATCTTGAACCATACCGCGCCGGTCATCATCCAAAACAACCGACTCAGCCGCCGACACAGCATAAGCCTCAAGCGAAGACAAGACCGACTTTTCAATCGCAATACTCTTCGCAACCGCGCTCAGCCTGTCAACATCCCACACCGAAACAGAAAACCGCACCTCATAGCCGTCTTCTTCCATCGGGTCGATAAACAAATTACCGGCACCACCAACGCGCTGCACAATCACCAACGGAAACTCAGCCTCTTCCGGCGCGAAGTCATGGTACACATCAACATCAGGCACAGCCTGATTGATGGCCCTAATCAGCAAGCTGTCCATTGACCACCTCCAAAACCGCATTCAACATCGCCGCTTCCATCTTCGCCTCCTGAATCTGCAACGCAATCGATACAAACGGACGACCGGCAATAGATTTACCGTTTTTACGGCGAACGCCGTTATGCACCATATAACCATAAGGGACGGCCTTCAGCGAACCGCCCTCATACCGACCACGGCTGCCCTCTCTATCACGCCAACCGACCTGATACACAGCGCGACGGCCGTCAACCGATTCCGATTTATCGTAAAAAGCAAAAACCGAGCCTCTCAAATCGCCCGGATCAAAGGCATAACGCCTCTTGCTGCCATCCGCATTTCGGCTGCCCTTACTGTAAAAATAATGGCGTTTCTCACTGCGTGGAGCCTGAATCTTGACCTCATCACGCAACAATTCCACGCCCTTAAACGCCGCCCACCGCAAGCGATCACCGACCGCCTCCGGCAAACTGTCAAACCGCGCAATCGCATCGGAAAAATCCGCATCAATTTCCACTTTCATCAGGCAGGCTCTCACACGTCAAATCCAAAAATTCACGCCGGCGCAAATCAGGAATGACCGCGCGAATCACATAAATCCCATTCTCAGTCTTGACGCGCATATCCGCAGAAATCCCAGTTCGCCAACGAATCCGCACAGAAGCGCGTACCGAAGCCGTCAACACATCATTCCGCATCGTCTCCGAACCGGACACATGGCGCACATCAGCCCACAATTTAGCAAAAGGCCGCCAAACAGACACCGTCGCCCCCGACTTGTCCTTTTCCTTCACCCGTTGGAGAATTTCCACACGGTGACGCAACTGCCCAGCATTCATACACACCTCAAAACAAAGGCCGTCTGAATATTCAGACGGCCTCTTCAAAAACACAATCAAAACCCTTTGTCTTTACAATTTAGTTCCCATTTTTCAGCAAACCGCTGATTTTCCGCTTCCGACGCCAACTCGCTGTCAAACAACACATCGTAATCACTTAACACAACAAACCGATGTGCGCCTGTATAAGCACCAAAACTGTTTTTCGCATTGACAATTCCACACCGCCCGTCGATTTTCCGAAAATCCGCAGAATCAGGGTCTTTCAAATGCGCCCTGACAATACGCTCCGTCTGTCGCTCAAAATCACGGCCGTCGTCTGAACAGGCGCACAACCCAACCAACAAAGCAGACCATACCAAAATCTTCATATTCAATTCCCTTTTTTACAAAACGAAATCAAATATTAGCCACCAGATGCCCAATAGACAAGCCCAAACTTCACGCCGCCTTTTTCACATCTACCGGATAAAACACCGAAATTCCACGGAAAAAACGCTCACTGACTAAACCCTCATCGCACAACGCCTCAATATCGTTTCGCGCGAAAATCCAGCCACTCCAACGCCACTTACCATACACCTCATTCGCAACAGCCGTGGCCGTACAGCCCGGATTATTCCGGATATACGCTAAAACCTCTTTCTTATTCGTCATTTTTCCACCACCAAGCAATCCATAAATACTTGAACATATTTCCCAGTAATCGCCGAACGGTAATAAATACCGTGCGTATTATATGAGTCAAGAACCGAAGACAACTCATCTGAAAACACAAGCTGACCTCCTGAATAACACTCAATCTTCTGAGGCTTGCCGACACTTGAAATCTTAGGATCCTTCGTAATAACCAAAGCCAAAAAGAAAATTAATGTAGCAAGTAATCCCACACCCCAAAAAACCTTACCCATAGCACCACACCAAAAATCAAAAAACCGCCCGAAATCTGCCGTTCGGACGGTTTTTTATCTTGGCTCGCACTCAAACAGACAGCCGCAAGCCTTAGCTGCACACAAAGAAGTCGGGCAACGCCGTATTAAGCCCTAATCTGGAAAAAAATAGCAGAAAAGCGTTTTTTGGCGGTACGGTTTACGCTTAACCGTCAGGGAAACCCGACTACACACCGGGAAGATTTCGATACGGCTCCAACAACCTCCGAGCCGCACGCGGCAACCCTGCCGAACCGTCCTCTCGGACAGTGTACAGATAGCCGACAGTCATCAGAATGGCATTCTGAATAGCTGGATTAAGCACCACCCCATTCGTTTCGCCGTTTTCCTCAGCATCCTTCGCCGCCGCAGTGTCTCGATACAAAGAACGGTTCAGATATGCAACACAGTCAGCCGTTGCGGCATCTAAATAAAGGCGAAGCAGATCATCTTCATCTTCGCCGTCAATGCGAAGATGAAGCTTGACCAATTCCAACGTAATCATCGCTATTCCGTTTTATCTTTTTGGCCGTCATCAGATTGGCCGTCATCAGATTGGCCTTCACCGGAATCGCCGCCTTGTTTTTTACCGCCTTTACCACTTACTTCAACAGCACCCAATTCTTCGGCCGCTTCCAAAAATTCTTCCGGAATCTCATCACCGACATTGTAGTGAACAGGATAGATTTCGCCGGTCGGCACACCATAAAAAGGCTTAATAAATTTTGCCATGATATTTCCTTTAAAATACAAAGGCCGTCTGAAACTACTTCCCCACCGATTAACAGACTGGTAACTACCTTCATTTCAGACGGCCTGTTTACATTAAGCTGCTACTTTCAGCAACACGCAGGCTTCAGGGTTATCAACACCGCCGCCAACACGTTTAGTAGTATAGAACTGAACGAACGGCTTATTCGTATATGGGTCACGCAGGATGCTCACGCCTTTGCGGTCAAGAATCATATACGCACGGCTGAAATCGCCAAAAGCGATACACAGCGCATTAGCGGCAACATCAGGCATATCGGCAACTTCATGAACAGGATAACCGCACAACGTTGACGGCTGGTCTTGCTGATAGCTTGGCTGCCACAGGTAATTGCCTTGAGCATCTTTCAGCTTACGGACAGCCGCAAGCGTTTTGCGGTTCATCATAAAACCCGCGCCTTGCGAATATTCGGCAGGCAGCGAATACACCAAGTCAATGATGGAATCCGCAGTCACCGATGCAGCATTGCCGGACTTGACAACCTTAATCGCGCCCAACGGGTGCTTGGTTGCATTGGTGCCGCCTTCGGCATAGGTCAACAAGCCGGTCGGCTTACCTTTCTGACCGTCACCGCTGATAAAAGCTTTGTTTTCGGCCACTGCAAACTCGGGTTTCACTTCGTCTGCAAGGAAGGCTTCCAAATTGATTTCGGCATCGTCCAACATTTGCTGAGTAGCAGCCGGATTCGCGTAAATTTCGCCTGTTTCAAAATCCAAAGATTTGAAAGTAGGCGTATCGGTTTTGGTGCGGGCATCTTCTTCGCCCACCCAGCCGCTGCCCGCGCCGTGCATATTGTATAGCTTGCTGAATTTCGGCTTCGAGGTCGTCTGAACCTTAAACAGCTTACGCAGCGGCGATACGGTACGCAGCTTATCAGTAATGGTGCGATCCCATTCCTTCGGCACCAAATAGCCGCCGTTTGAATCATCAGATTTCTTCAGATCCGCGCGGACTTCACCGGACTTCATGAACGACACAGTCGCGTCAACCGCCGCTTGCGCTTCCTTATCCAGCTTACCGGCACCGCCGTTCATTTGAGCGGCTGCCATCTGTACGGCAAGGTCGTCGATAGAGGCGCGCAGACCGGCCATCTCAGCATCGGCTTTGGCGGCGGCTGCTTTAGCTTCTTCGCTACCTTGCTGCAATGCAGCAATTTCTTTTTCTTTGCTGTCTTTAAATGCAGCAAAGGAATTGTTCAATTCTGCAAGCAACGCGCCCACATCGGGCGCAGTATTGCCGGCATCGGCAAAGGCGGCAACCAAGCCGCGGGAAATCATTGATTTTTTCATACTTAACCTTTCATGGTCTGAATTAAATTTTGCAAGGCTTCCGCCGTTTTCATATCGCCGCCAGCGCACGGCTTGACAGCAGGTTCGGCAGCGCGTGGCGTGCCGTGAAATAAGTTATTGAACACATCGCGTCTTTGGGCGCGGCTATATCCCTGTTGAGCAAGGCTTGACTCAATCAAAGCCATCGCCTTCTTCTGCTCACTGTCGCCGGACTGTTCGATTTCCTTCACATCGATTTCGCCGTCGGCAAAACCATCTTCAAGGGCTTTCGATTTTCCAATCCAGCTTTCACGATCCATCATGCCGACGATTTCCGCCTTCGACAGGCTCGAACGCGCGGCATACAAATCAGCCATCGCATCATCAATTTGCGCCAGCGTGTCAATACTGCTTGCCAAATCATGACGGTTGCCAATCGCAAGACTCCATGCGTTGTGTATCATCAAGAATGACCCGTCACCCATCAGAATCTCGTCCCCCGCCATCGCAATCACAGAGGCGGCAGAGGCGGCAAGACCGACCACTTGAACCGTTACCTTCGCCGGATGTTGCGCCAGCAGGTTGTAGATTGAGATACCCTCGAAGTAATCGCCACCCGGGCTGTTGATATTGACGACGACCTCTTTGTCGCCGATAGAGCGCAGAGCGGCGGCAACGCGCTTGGACGTTACCCCTTCGCTCCAAAAGCTATCGCCGATTTGGTCGTAAATCGTGATGACATTGTCGGTTTCGGTTTTCGCCTTAACCCCGCTATCCCAACGGTTCGCCGCATCAGGGCGCATATCAAAAGACAGCGATTTCGGCATAGCAGACAACGCACTAATCTGAGGCAGTTTTTTCAGACTCATTATTCTTTCCTTGTTGCGCCTGCCTCAAAGTATCGGCAGACTTATCTGTTGATTTCGGCAGGTCGGAAATTTCACGCACTTCATTTTGAGTCATCCATGCGCCGTGTCCGCCACTGCCCAAAGCTTTAGCGAAAAATTCCGCCTGATTTTCCAAACTACCGCGCAACAACGCACCGGCATTGAATTTGAATATCAAGCGGTCTTGCTCAGCAGGCGTAAGCAGAGAACGTGTTAATGCCTGCTCCCACATCGTGAACCAAGGCAGAAGTCCGTATTTCAGGAAGAACACACCCAATTCACTGATACCGCTGCCCCATGACGTATCGTCCATCATCAGCAACGGGCGCGGTACACCAAACATCCGCGCAATTTCCTCGATTTGATGATTCCGGTTTTCAATATGCTGAGCATCAGACGCAGTGTTACCCCACTTCTCAGCCTTCAGTCCTTCCTCCAAAATCATAAATCGACCGGCATTCTCCTTGCCGCTATACCGCTTCTGCAATGATTCCTGAAGCTGGTTGTACGCCTTGTCGCTCAACGCCTTGTCTGTTGCCAGATAACCGCCGGCCATCACACCTTCCGAGAAAATACGGCTTGCCGCATCCTCAGCATCGAAAGCAATCCCCAACGCCCGTTTTGCCAACTTCACGCGGCTCATACCCTCTAAGCCGTCATCGGTTAAATCCCGAAGGTGCAATATCTCGTCTGCCTCAAAATCCAGCAAACAGCCGTCTTTGCGCGTAACCACATAATGCACGCTCCAATCATCACGCTGCTTAACCTGTACAGACTTCGGGTGAATCGGCACAAGCTGGATGACCTGACCGCGCGAACGGATAATCCGCGCATACGCATTGCCATATTGCAAAACATGGCTCTGCAACAAACTTTTGAACTCATAGGCCGTCTGAAACTTATTCGGCTGCCGTTTCAGCAGTTTCCAGACAGGATGCTCCGTAGCAGTCTCACGCCCGTCATCGTTATGCAGCACATTCAGCGGCAACATCCCGATACTTTGGCTGATTAACGTAATACACCGATAAAGCGCGGCATTGCACAAAGCCTTCCGACCATCAATGCCCACCCCGCCGCCGATTTGACCGCTGCGGATAAATTCCAACAACGCAGGGTCGTTCAACCCCTCAAAAACTAAGCCGCCCGAGTCAGCACGCGGGCGGCTTTTGTTTTTGGCTTTCTTCTCTTTCGCCATATCCTATCTCACAACATTCTGATTCCGCGTGTTTCATAAACCGACGCACCACGGGCAGTCGGATTCAGCGACAAAAGCGACACCGCGTCAAACATCGCCATCAACGGGTCAATCTTCGCCGAGCCGCTCGCCTGCTTGGTAATCAAAATACCATTGGCGCGAGGCTCGACGCGGGCATTACCGACCACCCAATTCATCATCGCGCTGCCGCTATGAATAAAACAGCCCTCCGCAAGCTTGCGCTCCGCCGTCTTAATCGCCGCGCCCAACTTCCAGCCCTGCGACACCCCGACAACAGCATCTTCCGGAACGCCATATTCCAACATCGCGTCCAAAATCGCACCGACCCCGTGCGGGTCAAGCCCACATTTATCCAGCAAACCGCTCTGATAAACCCGAGCCACAATCCCAGCCACCTCATCGCTATCATCACCAATTCGGTTGACGATGGTCAAATCGCCATGCTTGGAAAAATCCAACAATGCCGGCGCGATTTCCTTGCGCCGCTCCAACACCGACGGATGCGCCCAAGCATGAAACCATGCCGCCCAAATTCGTGGGTTGTCTTTCAGACGGCCAACGGCAGAAATACCCAACAAGTCATCCAAACCACCACCGTCAACGCCAATATCGATGACTTCGCAGTGTTGTAGCATCCAGTCCAAGTCGATTTCGGGACAGTTTCCGCCTTTTTCCCAAAACTCAGCACCGGGCCAATAATCAGCAGTTAGCGACAAGGCAATCTGCACGTTCAAATGCTTTGCCATAAACCGCCGAAGCGCGATTTCGCCATCTGCTTTAGCCGTTTCAAACTCCCCCATCAGGTAAGCTTCTGAAACAGAAGCTCCAATATTAGGGTTTGTGACATAAAAGTTTTCAGGAAGACGGTACGTTCCGTTATCCAACATCTCCTGCGGGTACTCATACAAGACCGGCAACATACGGTTATCAACACGCTTGCCGTCTCGAACTTCACGCGCACGCTTGAGCAAGTCTGCGAATACGCCGGCCGGTGCCTCATCGGACATTGTCGAGAGGTAAATCACAAAACCTTCCGGACGACTGGCCAAACCGCCTTTTGCCTCCGTAAACATATCGGCGGCTTTAGAGCGTTTGCCAAACAGCCAAACCTCCTCAATCAAAACGCCGGTGCCTTTGATACCGGCAACGGTATCACTTTCAGCCGCAAGAATCTTCAGCGTTGCCCCAGTGGTTCGGTGCGTGATCGTCCGCGTATGGTCTTGCACCTGAAACAAGGCGGAAAGCTCTTCATCGGCCCGTATCATCGCTTTCGCAGGCTTAAAGCTATTGTTTGCGACCTCAACAGTAGGAGCGATAATAAAAAATTCAGCTTCACGCCGCCAATTCAGGATCAGCGCAGTCAACATTACCCCGGCCGCTAAGGTAGATTTCATGTTTTTCTTACTAATCAACAAGAAAAACTCCTGAATCAACCGCACACCGGAATCAGGGTCGTATGCGCCAAAAATGGCCGCAACAAAGTCATATACCCATTCGCGCGTGACTTCGCCCATCATTGGCTCACCAGGCACATCCACCAAGCGCAACTGCTTGAAAATGCGCAACGCCATTTCGGCAGGCTCCTGATACAACGGAGGAAACGGAATCAGGCTTTTTCTGCCTATAATTCGTTCTTTCCAATCATGGCAAGCGGTTGACCAAGATTTTTTCAACATAATCTACCCTGCACCGGCTCAGGCGGCCTCATCGGGCTGAACTTACCGCCGGCAACATCATGGGCGCGTTCGCGTTCGACATCCTTTTTGCCCTGATCTGCAACCTTGCCGTGAAAATATCCCAACAACGCCTTGGCAGCATCAATCTGCTGCCGATTTAAAGAAATCACGCCCAAAGAACACAGAATCAACTGGTCTTTAGGGTCGGTTTGGTCGTAACAAACGCCATCCAATTCAATCGTAGTACCGCGAACGACGGCACGCTCACGCGCCGACAAGGCGATACGGTCTAAACTCTCCGATGTTTCAACAGACCTTTCAGCCACTGGCACAGCCTGAACCGGCTGCACATCAGGAACAACCGACACAGAAGCTGGCTCAACAGCAACGGCCACTGGCTCCGTCGGCTGAATACGCTTCAGGCGTTCAATTTCCGCCAAAACATCCACATCTTTTGCCAAACGACTGCCGCTTGCGCTGGCCGTCTTTTCGCTATACCCCGCCGCAATCGCAGCCTCTCGGTTCGACAACCCTCGCAATTTCGCTTTGGCAAACAACTCCTTTTGTTCATTCATTGCCATAGTGAAATTCCAATAAAAAAAGCCGCTTTTTTCAAGGCGGCTTTTGTAGCATAAAATGCTAAAAAATCAATGTTAATCAACCTGTTAAAATATAGCTTTAACAGTTTTACAGGGGAAAAAATTCTGCAAATGGGAGGGCGGGGGGTTTCCGCTACTAATCCCTATGAACTTTTGACACCCCCTACCCTACCAGCCACGATTTCGCCGGCGATTTTCCGAAACAGATTTTTTCGAGTGGCACTCCTTGCAAAGAGTTTGCAAGTTTCCCACATCATCCGCGCCGCCATCAGCGAGCGGAACAATATGGTCACACTCAGCATCACTTGGAAGCACCACCCGACCACACTGCCGGCACTGATACTGGTCACGCAGCAGCACGGTCTCACGCAGAGCCTGCCAGCCACGACCACGCATACGCTTTTCAGCCGTCCTAATCGGTTGCTTCACGGCGATTCTGTTTTGCTCAACAGGTCGGAGCCGTGAAGCAACTTGTTTTAATCGACCCATAAAATTCTTTCCAAACGCAAAAGGCCGTCTGAAAAATCAGACGGCCTTGCCACGCTTTTTTTGACTGAAAATAAAAAAGCCGCGTTTTCTGCTCACACAGTAAAACACAGCTTGCCATAATTTAAACAGATTTCCCCCAAAGGGTCAATAGACTTTTAACAACTTTTTAACAGATAAATCCGCCACCAAGTTAAGCCTAGCATTTGAAAGCCGCCGCTCATAAGCCTTTCGCGTAATTCCCAGTGCCTTCGCTTTTGCTTCTTGAGTACCTATTCGCCGGTATTCAACCATAATTACCTGTCGGCGATTAGGATTAAGACGGCAGATTGCTTGGTCAACCAAACTCCCTATTCCATCTCCGTCAACGCCATAAGGCAACAATGCCCGGAAATCATCACACGGCGGAAGCTCGCCTGCCGCCATCAACCGATTGAACCGGCTACAACCGAAGCCCAAGCCGTTATCCTCTCGCTTGGCAGACCAATCAGCCCACCATTCCAACAATGTTTCAAGTTCAAATTTCATTTTCAGTCAGTCTTTGTTTCACGCTGACCATCCCTAGCCTCTGTCGGAATCCGCAGGGCTTTATTTTTAAAGAGATATTATATCAAAAAATGAATATGAAAATTCAAAATGAAATTATTTTTTTAGGCAAAAACCGCAAGCCCAATGAAAATACGGCTCTGTGCCATAAATTTTAAAAACCTGTGCCATTGTGCCATGCTCTGTGCCATATTTTAAATCGCTGAAAGCCTTATGGGGCATGGCTCTGTGCCATTGTTCCATAAATTT